TGATGGAAACAATGAAGCACTGGTTGCTTCTAATATGTATGAGGATGTAGCCCAATCAGCTTTAGTTAATACACGGTGGCGCTTTGCAACGGATCAACTTGTATTGAACCGACTTAGCGATGCACCTACTGGCAGATATGAAGCCGCATATCAAATGCCAAACAACTCACTTATGATTCATGCTCTTACTGTAAATGGTTTTAACATTGAGTTTCAAACCTACAGCGACAATTTATTCTGTGATGCCGATTCTTCTGATGTAGTTATTGCAGACTACACATACAGAGTTACAGAAGAATACTGGCCTTCTTACTTTACAATGGCTGTTCAGTTTCAGCTTGCGTCTGTGTTTGCTATCTCACTAGCGCGTGATGGTAGCCTTTCTCAGCTTATGGATCAGAAGGGCGCAATGCTTATGGCAAAGGCCAGAGGTCTTGATTCACAATCACAAACAACTCGTAAGCTGGACACATCAAGATTTATTAGTAATAGGCGCAGCTAATGCAAAAGGTACAGGTTCCGATAACTAACTTTCAATTTGGTGAAGTTAGTCCATCGCTATCATCCCGAACTGATACTGCTGTTTATACTGCGTCTGCTCAGAAGGTAGAGAATATGTTTATTCGCGCCGAAGGTGGTGTGATTAAACGTGCTGGCTTGCAGAATTTATACAAGTACACTGACATAACTTATGATTCTACAAAGACTCATCAGGCGAGATTGATCCCGTTTATTTTTTCTGATGATGAACAGTACATAGTATCTTTGGAATCTGAAAAGGTTAGGGTATTTATTATTGATCCGTCTACTGGCGCAGTAAGTTTAACCTCTACAATTACTGTTGATATATTTGGCGCTTCTTTACCTTTCTCTAATAGTTACTTGCATGAATATACTTTTGCTCAAACTGGTGATGTTTTGTTTATTTGCCATCCCTTGTTTATGCCAAGGCAAATCATAAGAACTAGCCTTACTACATTTGAAGTTGATTCATTTGTTTTTGACTCTCGCTCTGATAAAGAACGTATCTATCAGCCCTACTATAACTTTCAAAAGATAAGTTCGTTCTTAACACCCAGCGGCACAACCAGCTCTGTTACTTTAAAAACTAGCGATTTTACTGCAACCGCTGATCCTGACGGTATATCTGTATCAGCATCAGTTTCATCAGGAAGTAGTTTTGTAATTGGTGGCGCTCTAACTTCTGGCGGTGTGGCTACGTTTGATACTCCTAGAATTGTTACAATTACATCTGCTGGAAATGACTCTAGTAAAACTTTTCTTGTAACTGGCACTGACAATGATGGCCGAACTTTTAGTGAAAGTATTACTGGGGCTAGTGGTGGCACTGCAACAGGCAGTAAGTTTTTTAAAACTGTAACCGGCATTGGTTTAGCTGCAAATGCTAGTACAGCCAGTACAGTTACCGCTGGTGTTACTGATGAGTCTGGTGTGTCTTACTTTGATACTACTGGAACCTCTGTAATTTTTGTTTCAGGCATTGGTCAGTTAACTGTTGGAACTACTATAACTTTAACCAAATCAAACGGTGTAGATATAGTATTTACTTCTGAAACTTATGGTTCTTCTGATCCTTCTTCCCCTAACGGCTTTAGGTCGGGTACTACTTCTGCTTATGATGCAGATGAATTAGCGACTAATATTACTAACGCTATTAACTCTCATGCAGATTTTACTGCAACAAAAGCTGTAGGTAGTGCTTTTGATATTACAATTTATCAAACAGATAGTCAGAAGTTAAACGCTATTACTATAGTGCATACCAGTACGCAGTACACTGTACTAAGCTCTAACATAAATTATCATCCGTCTACATTTTCTGGCAGTTATCCTAACTCTAAGCATATTGGTATTACCTTGCTATACCATGAGTCAGAGATACTTATTACTTCTGTGGAAAGTAGTTCGCAAGCTACTGGTACTGTGTTAGATACTTTGTTTGTGCAGCTTAAAGCTAATGCACTTAAAACAATTAGTGGCTCAACAACTGTAGAAGTAACCCACGTTAAACATGGAATGCGAGTCGGTGATTCAATAACGCTTTCAGATTGCGCTTCTGTAGGCAATATTTCTACTGCTAACATTAACGGCAGTAGAACTATTCTGGGTATTATTGATGACAATCATTATACATTTACTGCGGGTGGTGCTGCTAACGCTTCTATAGATGGTGGGGGTTCTCCAAAGGTAACATCTGCCGCACCTACTACAAACTGGGCTGAACAATCTTACTCTCAAGTTAGAGGCTTTCCATCGGCTACTACGTTTCACCAGAATAGACTTTGTTTTGCTGGTACAATAGCGCAGCCAGATACAATCTGGATGAGCAAGTCTGCATCTTATTATAACTTTGATACTGGCGATGCCAACGATAGTGACTCAATACACCTGACAGCAAGCATTGGTGAGGTTCAGCAGATCAGGCACTTGGTTTCTAACAGAGACTTACAAGTCTTCACTGCCTCTTCTGAAATGTATGTACCCGCGTTTCAAGACAAACCTATTACGCCCACTAACGCACAGGTTAGAAGGCAGACACCATTTGGCAGCGACTTTATTCGTCCACAGGTTTTGGATGGTGCAACTGTATTCATTCAAAGTGGTGGCGCTATTGTGCGTGAGTATTTGTTTACAGACACAGAGGAAGCCTACACCGCTGTTCCTGTGTCCTCTCTGTCCTCTCATCTAATAGACGCGCCTGTAGAGATGAACACGTTTTACGGGGCTGTAGATCGCTCTGAGAGTTATGTCTTTGTTAGAAATGCATCTGGCAAGATGGCTGTGTTTAATTCTAACAGGGCAGAGCAACGTGCTGGCTGGGCTGAGTTTACCAGTCAAGGATTGTTTCACTCTACGGTTACTATAGATGATAGGGTGTTTGCTAATGTGGCCTTCCCGATGGGGAACGATACAACGAGGTATGTACTCTGTGAGTTTAAAGCTGATTCAAACATGGACATGGCTAAGACCTATACCGCGACAAGTACGAACAATGGAATCTTCACTGTTTCATCAGACTTTGAGAACGGTGCTGTTGTTAATGTTGTTAGCGGGAATAACTATATTGGTGAGTTTACTGTTGCTAGTGGCGTTGTTGATGTCAGTGCTGTAGGAGCATTAAACACGGCAGAGATTGGGTATAAGTTTGATGTTACTCTTAAAACTAATCCTATAGATACTAACACGCAATCTGGTCCTGTTAGTGCTAAGATTAGAAGTCTTGCTAGTGTCGTAGTTGATCTTAACAATACCTTATCTGTTAGTGTTAATAATACTAACTTAGTTATTCGTCAGGTTAATGATGATTTATCTCAAGATCAAAATGCTTTTACTGGACGCAAAGAATCAGTCAGTCAGCTCCGTTACCCTTACAGGTTAATGGCTTAATAGCGGAGTTAGTGTTTTGAAGGACTTATCATTACACACAGACTTTGATTCTCTTGAGTGCGAAATGCTTGAGGTTGAGCAGGTACACTGTCCTGTTAAGCATTACTTTGGTTCTGGTATTTATATCCGTGAGGTGTTTTTGCCAGCAGGTACATTAGTGCTTGGTCATGCCCATAAAGAAAAGCATATAACGATTATGCTTCAAGGCGAAATGCTGGTTCACAATGGCGGTAAGGTTAGTAGGGTTAAAGCGCCTTGTACTTTCTTGGCTGATGTAGGGCGCAAGGCAGCGTTTATAATTGAGGACGCCATAGTGCAGAATGTATTTGCAACAGAAGAAACAGACTTAGATGTGTTAGAAGATATGTTTGTAGATAAGCTAGATCATAGCGGCAGTGATATAAAGTTCTTTGAGTCTGAATTTGCGGAGGCAATAGCATGAGTTATGTAGCGGCGGCAATCGTTATAGGTACTGGTGTAAATATGTATGGCAATATTCAAGAGGGTAAGGCCAAAAAAGCTGAAGCATACGATGCTGCTAGGCAGTTAGAACGTGAAAGAGAGCTAACAAAAATTCAAGCTACTCAAAGTATGACTGCTATGGCTCAAGATTATGCTATGGCTACATCAGCTAATGAGGCATTTTTTGCTGGGGTTCTTGGGCGTGATGTAAGTGATAGAAGTCTACGCGCTTTTAAACAAAGGCAAGAAGAAATTTATAGTACAGATGTTAAAAGGCTTGCGTCTGATACTAATATGAGAGCTAAGACTCTTACTGATCAAGCCTCCTCTATGTATAGATCAGGTAAGAATGCTCAAAAGGCTTCTTATATTAAGGCTACTCAAAGTTTTATGCAGGGAATTTATAGTTACCAAGGCGTTGGTGGCGGCAATGTGCCTATGGATAGCGGCAGTATGAACACAATAAAAGCTGGTCAAGGATCATTA